ATTTAACTGAAACTACTGGAACAAAATTCTTTACTGAATTTAATGGATCAGTAACCAATGTATCAGAAATCCTTATTGGTAAAAAATTAAACTTTGAAATAGAACCTGATGTTAATGTTCAATCTACTATTGACTATAACAACGAAATAAATCGTTCACTTGGAGGAGTTGAGTACAGCATTAATGTAAATCCAGGACAAGAAGTATTTACCATATCATTTCAAAACATTTCAAGCACATTTAAATCTGATTTAATTACCATGCAAGATGCAATCAAAGGTGAAGCTAAGAAATTTGTTTGGTATGATGGTTCTAACTTTAATTGGGTACGATTGGACAAACCAATGACATTTACTGAAATAGCAGATGGAAGATTTAGCACACAATTAGTTTTAAGGCAACAAATCCAGTAAATACAAGACTTTTATACTGAAAGGTATATAATCACCCCATAAACAAAAAACCCCCTTATTTTAGGGGGTTTCTTGTATCTAAGAGGTAGTATGTTTATTTATAAGTGTTTACAACTTCCTTATCTTGTTCACTTAATTGTTCAAACCATTCTTCATTGTCAATTTCTGAAATATGATTTCCCATTTCTAAATCATATTCACCATTTTGTAATTGTGGGTATACTATACCATCTTTATCTATTCCACAACCAACACTATTTAATTTATTAATCATTGTTTTCTCCTTTTGTTTAACTAACATATACAATAATATGGAATACAATGACCAATGTCAATAATATTCGGAATTATTTTTTTAAGGGTGTTTTGTGGATAAAATTGTGGATAAATAGGGTAGGGGGTACAGTAGGGGGTACTGTGTAAGAAAAAGAAAAAGACAAAGATTAATATAAAGCTAAAGAATAGGAAGAATTAAAAGAATTGGAAAAAGAAGGTTGAAAATAAACATTGACAAGTTCAATATTAATCACTATTCTTGTAGAGTTAGTTAAACAAAGGAGAACAAAATGTTAGTAGAAATAATCGCATATTCAGTATTTACAATATTTTTTTGGGAAATGTTTAAAAAGGTGGTACAAGAATGGATACAGTAATTAAATTTAATTTTAAAGAATTAGAATTGTTAATTGAAGTAATGGAAAGAAATCGAATTGACAATGATGATGAAAACAAGTTAAGGCATGAACTACGACAAATTCGTAAAGATGCAGAAATTAAGAAAAACACAGATACAGAAGTATTGGCTAATAAGCCATCAGAAGAAGTGAGATTAAATCCTTCTATGAGTACTGCTGTTGATGAAATAGAATAAGGAGAAAATATGGCTTTTGTAAATTTAAAAGACCTAAAAGCAAATGTAGGTGGTCAGTTGAGATTGACTTTAAACTCGGCAGGTGTCTACGAAGAAAAAGAATGGCAAGGTAAGAAGTTTAATACCTTTAAATACGAAGTGATCCAAGATGGCACAATAAGCACATTAGATGCTACTGATGCCTTAAAAAGAAAGTTAGATGCAATACCTCAAGGAAGTGATTTCCTATTAAGTTGGGAACAATTCACTACCGATGAAGGACAGCTTAGAAACTATTGGAAAGCAGAACCAGTAAGTAAAGATTCTGCTAATCCAGTATTTGAGAATGTAAAGAAAAGCATCAATGAGTTTGACCAAAAACTACAAGCAGATAAAGCAGTAAAACAAGCAGTAGAAACTACTAATACCACTTACACCAATGGTGCAAGAATGGGTATGATTTTCAACAATGTAGTTAAATTGTATATTGCCAATGATATGGTATGGACTACTGATGAGTTTGTAAACAACTTTAAAAGAGTTGAAGCTTGGGTAGAAGCTTGTGAAAATCCTAAAGCGATACCACAAGCAAGTAAACCTAATGAACCAGTTGCTCAAGAGTCGGTAGAAATTAAAGAAGATGACCTACCCTTCTAATGAGTAACGAAAATACAGTAATAATGCTCTTATTAGTCATTGTTTGGTTGATAGTTGCATTATTTGGAATTATGTTTGTGGGGTTAATTATAATGTAGAAACTGGGGCAGCTACTTCTTATTCCTTTGTTTAATTAACATGATCAAATCGAATAGTAGCTGTCCCTTTCTCCTGAAAGGAAAAAATATGCCAAAATTAAAAATATTTCCAAGCGACTCTATATGGAGTAAATACATTAGAACAAGAGATAACTGGACTTGTCAAAGATGTGATAAGAAATATGCACCACCTACTTCTGCTTTACATTGTTCACACTTTTGGAGCAGAGGATCATGGAGTGTAAGATTTGATGAAGATAATTGCCAGGCATTATGTTATGGCTGCCACTCATACTTAGGTGGTAATCCACAAGAGCATAGAGAATTTATATTAAATAAATTAGGACAAGAAAGATTTGATGCTTTACAGAAAAGAAGAAATACTGCATTAAAGTCAGGACAGAAGAAACATTTATTATCAAAAGAATTTAGAAAAGAAGTACAATTAATGTTAGATAACTTAAATCTTAAAAAGTCAGAAGATTTTTACGACTATTTAGATTAGGAGAAAAAAGGAGAATAAAATGAGTTGTTATAGAATAATATATTGCTTAACAAAAAATTGCAAGACTTTAATAAACAATGACGAAGGTGGATATTGTATAAAGTGTTGGAATAAAAAAGACGAAGAAGCTAAAAAAGCAGGTAAGAATGGCTAAATCACACCCTACTTATGATGTGTTTGGTAAGCACATGGGAACAATACAAGATCGTTGCAAAAAGGCAAACATACCTGATGCTTGGAGTGAAGAAGGAATACAGTTAAGAGAAGATTTTGCAAAAGAACATGGTAGGGCTTGGTGGGTATTTGACTACTATGAGAAAGTAGCTGCTTTTAAAAAAAGACCTTGGATAGAGGATTACATGATAAAGGAGAGAAGTAAATGATAGACACAATAGTTACGATCGGTGTACTTTATGGTTGCTACAAATTGTTTCCAAAAGTATACAAAGAAATACACAAATTAGATTAATTAATAATCAGGAGAATAAAGGGAGAATAAAATGATTGAAATACTTACATCAAACACAAGAGAGTTGTCTAAAGAATATCTGCATAGAACATATCCTCAATACTCAAAAGAAGTTTACATAAATTACTATGTATTAGAACAAAGGGATATATCACTATTATTTTCTACATCATATTGGAAAAATAATTATGCTAAATTTGATAAGGACTTTAAAAAGAAAATAGCAAAAAAGGATTTAACTAATTTTAATTTTATAAAACAGAAAAAAAATAGAATTAAATTATTAAATGAATTGGGATTGCCTTATAGTTTTATAATTAAGTTTATGAAAAAATATTATCCCAGAATTGGTAAATCAACTATTGCTTATTCTTTAAATGAAAAGACAAGAAAACAAGTAAGAAGATTAAACACTAAAAGACTTAAAAATCCAATTATAAAATTAAGAAGAAAAGTTTGTAATGAATTTTATATAACTGGGATGTCTGATAAAAAATTGTTAAAACATCTTGGAACTTGTTGTTATCTTTGTTCAAAAAAGATAAATCCATTAAAAACAGCTACTTGGGAAATAGAACATATTATTCCAACAGCAAGTGGTGGATCAGGTAATATTAATAATCTTGGAATGGCTTGTAGGCATTGCAATAGAAGTAAACATGATTATAGCATACCTGAATATATTGAATATATTGAACAACAATTTTATCATGTTAAAAAGAATAAAAGTAAATTAATAAATATATATAATAAAGCATTGAAATATTCAATGCAATAAAAGGAGAATAAAAATGGCACATACAATATATAAAAATGGCAAAGGAAAACGACTTAAATCAGTTACTACTATAATTAATGGTAATCTTGGTTGGAAAACTGGGGCATTAATCGGTTGGAATCTTAAACTGGTAGATCAAGGATTAAACCCAAGAGCAGAACTTAAAAAAGCAGGACTGGTTGGTACACTTGCACATAACATGGTAGAACAGTTTATCGAAGGTGGTTCAGTTATCCTAGATGGGTATGAACCTGAAGTGATAAGCAAAGCTAAAACAGCTTATTATGGATTTTATGAATGGTTTGTTAATAACAATGTAACCTTTCATGAAACTGAATTAAAATTAGTTTCAGAAAAATATCAATTTGGTGGAACATTTGATGCAATATGTGAAGTGAATGGTAAGTTAGTTATTTGTGATTGGAAAACATCAAATAATGCTTATTCAGAATTTCTGATCCAATTAGGTGCTTATAGACAACTAATCCAAGAAAATCTTGACCATGACATAAGAGGTGCAATACTTCTTAGATTGGATAAAGAAGAAAAAGGAGTCTATGAAGAACACCATTATAAGATTAAAGACTTGAACTGGGGTTGGAAGATGTTTAAGTTATTATTAAAAATACAGGAGAATAAAAGATGAAAATATTAAATCTTTATGCAGGAATAGGTGGTAATAGAAAGCTATGGGGTAATGAGCATGAAATTACTGCTGTTGAATATGATGAAAATATTGCTGCAATATATAAAGATTTTTTTCCTGATGATGAAGTATTAGTAGAAGATGCACACGAATACCTACTAAATCATTATAAGGATTATGATTTTATTTGGAGTAGTCCACCATGTCCTACACACAGTAGAATGAATTTTTTACTTAATCAAAAAGAAACTTTTAAATTAAAATATCCTGATATGAAACTATATGAAGAGATTATCTTATTGGATTGTTTTTTTAAAGGTAAGTATGTTGTAGAAAATGTAATGAGTTATTATAAACCACTTATAGAACCACAGATTACTGGAGGGCATTACTTTTGGTGCAATTTTGAAATACCACAATTAGATACAAGAAAAAAAGTGAGAAATGATAAAGGTTATACCTTGAAAAAGAAAATGGAAGATAAAGGTTTAATTATTGAAAACTTTTATAACTACAAAGGGGATAAAAGAACTTTATTAAATAATGCTATTGAAGGTGAATTAGGATTAGCAATATTAGAATCATCACAAAAAGAAAAACAATTAAATATATTTAAGGAGAAAAGATGAGAAAACGATTTTTAGATGCTGACATTTTCAGTAAGCAATGGTTTAGAAAGCTATCGGCACAACAAAAAGTATTATGGCTATATATTATATCCAACTGCAGCCACGATGGCTTTTGGGAGTACGATCCTGAAAGACTGACCTTTGAATGCAATGGATATGAAGGAGAAATACCTGACATCATTAAAGAAAAGCTACAAATGATTCCTATTGATGATTCACAATATCTATTAAAAAGCTTTATACGATTTCAATATGGAAAGCTAAAACTGACAGCACCAGTCCATAAACGAATCATAGAAAGAATATTTGATAAAGGGCTACATGATCATTTTGAAGAATTAGAGGGAGAGTTTTAATGGATACTAAAGAACTTAATTCAATATTAATATATTGTAAAGTAAACGACATCTATGAAATTCAATATGTAGAATCTGCAGGTAGAGTTTCATCAGAACTACAAAACACGATGGAACTATATTGCTTTAAGTACAATAAATATATACCAGTAAAAGATATAATAAAAACAGCCAAAGAACATGGCTACAACAAGGATTTGGGATAAAGATAATGAATACATATTGGCATTTAAAAGGAGTGTCGCAGGTAATCAATCCTGTCTACCCTTGGTCAAATATATGCTTTCGAGTCTTATTGGTCTGGCGACATATCCCAAAAAAATTAATATGAAAAATAAAATATTATGTGGAGATAGCTTAGAAGTCTTAAAAGACTTTGAGGATAACTATTTTGATAGTGTAGTAACCGACCCACCCTATGGACTCGCCTTTATGGGAAAGAAATGGGACTATGATGTTCCTAAAGTTGATCTATGGAAAGAAGTATATCGTGTTCTAAAACCAGGTGGGCATATCCTATCTTTTGCAGGTTCAAGAACTTATCACAGAATGGCAGTCAATATAGAAGATGCTGGATTTGAAATAAGAGATATGTTAGGGTGGTTATATGGTAGTGGATTTCCTAAATCACATAATATTGGAAAAGCATTAGATAAACTACAAGGAAGTATTACTCCATCTTTGCCTACTGAACCAATGAAAAAAAAAGGAGAAGTTGGAGAAATATCAAAAAATAGACGATGCTCAATATGTAAAAAAGCATTGAGTTCTGGAAATCCATGCAAGTGTGATAGAACCTATAAACCAAACACAAAAGAAGCAAAACAATGGGAAGGTTGGGGAACTGCACTAAAACCTGCACACGAACCTATTGTAATGGCAAGAAAACCATTTAACACAACAGTAGCAGAAAATGTCTTAACACATGGCACAGGTGGAATAAACATAGATGAGTGTAGAGTTGGAACTGAAACAATTACCCAACATGGTAGAAAAAAGAAAGAAGGAACAGGTTGGAAAAATCATTGGCATAATGAAGTAGAAAAAGGGAAATCTTGGGAAGGTAGATTCCCTTCAAACATAATCCACGATGGAAGTGAAGAAGTATTAGAGATATTTCCTGAAAGTAAAAGCCAAAAAAACTATAATGTTAAAAGAAAAGAAACTCAAAGTGTAGCATTATCAGGAAAAAACTATGCAAGAACAGCATTAGAAGAAGGGTATAATGATAAAGGTTCTGCAGCAAGATTCTTTTATTGTGCCAAAGCAAGTAAAGCAGA